TTTGGTGAAGCCGGTACTGTCAATTTTCTTCATGTTGGCTAATTTTTGCTGCATAGCCATCAATTCGTCCATAATTTTACCCCTCTAAAAATTAATTAAGCCGCCCCAAAATGGGGTAGCATTNGAGCCGCCTTCATTGTTAATTGTTAATTTTTCATTGTTAATTATTTTCGCCAGCGCAAACGGATTTGCCGGAACATTGCAAA